CAGATATTGCCCATGCAGATCATTAGAACTCTTATTTTATCCATTTAATTCAATGCCTTACGCTATTTTTAAGGATCAATTTTACAGCCAAAAACAGCTATTTGCGACTTAATAAAATCAAATACTTACGCAATCGTTTTGCAAGTGATTTTGGTGCAGCCTCGCTCTCGGGGGTCTCCTTATTAGATGTCCGCCGTCACGCGCACAACGTTGGCGCCGTCGCTCTCGACGATGGCGCGCTTGCCGTCGGCTATGGTAATGCCGGTGCCGCTGGCGCCAATGACGCGGACGCCGAATCCGCCGCTGGTGTTGGCGTAGATAGTCCAGGCGCGTGGGACAAGCGGGACGACGACGTCGCGCAGTGCGGTGAGTGCGCCGGTGAGTTCCATCGATTCGGCCATGGCCTGCTCGTAGGTCAGCGTCTTGTTGGCGTCGGCCATGGCCAGGGTGAAGCGGCCGTAGAGAAAGCGGTTGATGTGGTGGAGGTCGCGGTGGTCTTCGTAGCTGGTGACGGTAGCGGTGCCGGTGACAACCTTGTACAGCGCGAGCTTGTTGGCCGGGAACGCAGTGGCGTTGTCGGTGACGGCGAGCGCGCGGTCGGCGGCGACATAGCGCGTGCTGCTGGCGGTGAGCGTGAGCGTGGTGTTGGCCTTGGTGGTGGCGGTGGCGTTGATATACCAGCGGTCGACGCCGTAGTAATCCCAGCTCAATCCGGATGACGACTGCCGGCGCGCGAGCGGGCTGCCGATCGACAGCGCGGCCATGAGTTCGTTGACGGTGGTTTCCTTACCGGCCTGGGCGGTGGTGAGCTGGGTGAGTTTGGCGGTGGAGTCGGCCATGGTTTACCTCGTGATCGATTGGGTCAGCGCGTAGCCGCGGCCGACGGTGGCGGAAAGCTGGTAGACCTTGACGTAGAGCGTGGCCTGGTTGCTGCCGAAATCGGTGACCTGCTGCGCGCTGGTGTAAGCCGCGGTGGGGCTGCTGGCAGTGAGCGTGCGCTTGAGCGTGGTGTAGGTACCGCTGCTGAAAATGTCGATTTCGTAGGATTCGCTGGTCTCGCCCAGCGGCGCGTCGATATAGTCGCGCCAATCGGCATAGCGGCTGCGGCGGGTCCAGGTCAGCGTCCAATCATTGGTGCTCGGATGGCGGTTTCCGGTGAGCGCCACTGGGCTCAGGCATTCGAGGTTGACGCCGGTATAGGTGAACGACAGGTCGGTGTCGCTGTCGAGCGACTTGCCGGTGGTGATGGCGCGGTAGGTCCTGGCGCTGCCAATGCTGCTGGCGTTGACACTGATTAACGACAGCGCGGTGGCGGACAGCAGGACCAGCGTGTCATTGACTGCATGCAGGCCGGTAGCCCACTCGGTTCCGTGCTGGCCGCGAAGAAAATCCTGCAGTACGTAGCTGCCGTCTCCCTGCAGCGTGGCAGTGCGCGCGGCGATGATCTCCCAGCGCCCGTCGGCGCCGTAGGCGAACCAGTTCTGCCCGGCGAACAGCTGCGCTTCGGTCACGCTCGACAGCGTTCCGGAATGCAGTATTACCGCGAGCGTGGACGCGAAGTCATAGACGGTTCCGCCGTGAGCCGCGAGGCTGGTGGTGGCGTAGCCGATCACCGCGCCGGGCGCGAATGCGCGCAGGTCGGTCCAGGTCTGACCGCTGTCGTCGCTGCGATAGAGGATGCCGCCTGGCCAGCCGCTGAGGTAGCCGGCCATGGCGACCGGAAAGCCGGCGGTGTCGTCGTCGTCGCGCATCAGCGGAATGTCGAGCAGACTATAGACGCACGGTCCGGCCAGCGTTAAAAGTCCACCCGTGGACTGGCCTTCCTCGCCTCGCGCGACTGGGGTGTAGATTGCGGCCTTGTTGTATTTGGCCCGAGACTCGATGCGGCCGTCTGGCAGCGTGTTGGTGGAGAGCAGGCGCAGTTCCCAGGTGGCATCGGTACCGGTGAGGGTGATCACGTCAGCCGGCTCAAGGTTGTCATATTCCGGCGGCAGCACGAAGGCGACGTCGTGGCGTTCCATCCAGTAGAGATAGGTGAGCATCTCGGCTATCTGCGCGGCCTCTGCGGCGCTGAACACGATGGGCATCTCGACTGCGCGCTCGCCTATGGCATCGGTGTTGATGCGCTCATAGGACTGCTGGTTGGTTTCGTATTCGCGCGTGACGTCGACATAGTTCACCGACACCTTGCGCGGCAGCATCAAATCCATTTCGCGCGCATCGGTGACCTGAACGCCAGGCTCCGCGCCAGCCGCGCGGGCATCGAGAGACGATGTTGGAATGCTTGCCACGCTGGCACCGCCACGGCGCACAAACTTTATCTGGTAGCCATGCTGCACCACATCGAACGGGAACGCAGCACGTAGCGGGTCGAGCGCCCCGCGGATCGCGCCAAGCTGGCTGATGCGATAACCGCGTACGGTGTCCGTGAGTTCGGTGACGTCGAGGTCGCCGGCGGTAAGAATATTGCTGGTCAGGCATTCCGTCTGGACAATATCCCCAAGGACCGCAGATTGCGATGTCATGTCCTTGTAGATAAATTCTGCGTCGCCGTTGACGATGACGGACAAGAATATTCCGTTGTACGAGGTGATCGCCGGGAAACTCGACATGGTATGCTGCGCCGTGAATATCGTCCACGTTGCACCGGCGTCTTCGGAAATAAGATATTTTGTGCTTGATCCTGTCGCTACAATAAAAGCGCTTCCATTGAAGGCCAGTTTCCACTCCGTTCCAACGCCAGACACCGTTCCATTGGTGATCACCATGGTTGAACCGCCTGTCCATGTAACGCCATCCACGGACTTTGCATCCAGCTTGGTTCCCGTGACCGCGACAAAGGTTTCCCCATCGCTTGCAATGGCGGTCCAGTAATCAGAAACAGGCAGCGTTGTCTGGGTCCAGGTCAATCCATTCGTACTGACGGCCGCAACGTCGGAATTTTTCTGGATCGCGCAGAGCGTACTGCCATTCCAGGCAACATCGATCCAATATGAATATGTCGTCGTCGGAAGCGCGCCCTCAACCCAGTTAAAGCCATCGGCAGAGATAAATACGCGTGTCGTTGAAAACGAAATCAAACAAAAAAACGATCCGGTCCAGATCAGTTTGCGCGCATCAAGCGGCAATCCAGGAAGCGTAGTACCCGCCGTCCATCTGATACCATCGGGCGAGGTTGCCGTCTGGTTTGTGTTTCGCTGGACGGCGACAAAAAGCCCGGGCTTGGATGCGACACATGCCCAGTCTCCCGTACTGGGAAGATATGTCGTTGTCCAGTTGTTTCCGTCCAGCGAATAGGCGCACAGATTCGATGACAGGGAAACGGCCACCACGGTAGTGTCGAGCGTTGCCGCTGCGGCCCATTGATTGAGCGGCCATGCCGCATTATTGATTATCTTGGATGTCGACACATAGGAACGGGATCCAATCTTGATGATTTCCGCCTTGACCTGCGCTCCCATCAGGCTGTTGCTGTATTTTTCCAGCGGCAGCGCGTCGAACACAATGTAGGCGAGCCCGCGATAGGCTGGTACATTGGCCACGCCCTTGTCGGCCTGGATCAGGGGATCGGCGGTCTGGGTGTCGGTGCCAAGGTAGAGCGTGAACAGGTCGGATTTCTGGTTGCTGGCGATGATGGTGGCGATGTCGTCGCTGCCGGCGTCGTACCACAACTGCCCGCCGATCCAGATGCGCCGCACGCCATCGATCGGACCCTGGCACAGGCCGACCGCAAAGGTGGCGTAGTAGCTCCAGGTCTTGGTCGTGGTGACCGGGCCGCCCTTGCCGCCGCTTTCGGTGACGGTCTGGACTTCGGTCAGCTTGTCGCCCTGCAGCCAGAAGACGTTGCCGGTCTGCGCGATGGTGCCGTAGTTGCGCGGGATGGGCGCGCCGTAGGTGCTGGTCTGGACACTGAGATCGTTGAGCCGAGGGCCATTGATCGTCGGCCCCTTGGGCGGATCGATCGCGCCGCCGATCATCATGCCTGCCTGTGCGCCGTAATAGGCGCCGGTTGGCCCGCCGATGAAGAACCCGATTACACCCCCAACGAGGCCGCCGACGCCCTGCCCTACGCTACTCACTTGTGATTCCTTTGAAACGGTAGGCACGCACGATGCGGCGGCGCCACTTGTCGTCGAGGATATGCTCGACCACGCGGCCGACGGCCTGGTAAGCGTGGATGATGTTCCCCCCGGTGTAGACAGCCAGGTGCTGCGGCTCGCCGGTAAAGCGCATCAACAGCAGGTCGCCGGCTGCGGGCTGGGCCGCGCGTTCAAGGAATGGCTGCTGGTCGAGCCACCATTCGAGCATGGCGTTATTGGGCAGGCGGCCGTAGGCGGCGGGCTCATTCACGTCCTGCCCGCAACTGCGCGCGGCGTGCACGGCGACGCCGGCGCAATCGAGCGCGCGGCCGAGAATGCGGCCCTGGTGCATGAACGGCGTGCCGATGCACTCGCGCGCCGCGGCGATGATCGCGGACGCGGTGATCATGTGCCGCCCACCTTGCTGTAGGTGCTCTGCGTGGGCACCCAGGAGAACCCGCCGAAGTTGTCGATGTTGCCTTTTCCGGTCAGCAAGATAGGCTCCCACTTGTCGCGGCAGTCTTCCTGGCGCTTGCGGCAGCCAGGAATCAGTGTGTAGGCGTCGCCCACTACCACCGGGTAATGGAACGCCTCATGCGTGGTGATGCCGCCGGCCAGCAGCGCCGCAGTGCCGCCGCTGGTCCAGGTGGAAAACCCGGTGCTGTTGATGTTGACCGTGATCGTGGTTGCGCCGATGGCGGTGACGGTGCCGGTCAGGCCATTGATCTCGACCATGCCGGAGACGCCCGCGAACTCGACCACGTCGCCGACGACGAAAGTATGCGTGCCAACGGTGACGACCGCACTGGCGGCCTTGCTGATGCCGGTGATGCTCTTGCTGTTGACGCCGATGTATTCCTTGATTTCCAGCGGCTTCAGGCCCGCATTGGCGCCCGTCGTGAACGCGATCGTGCCCTCGCCGAACCAGTCAGGATCCTCGCTGCGGGTGTCGTCACGGAAGACGCTGTTGCTGGTGACCGCGGTGATCGTGCCGGTGACCGTGAGCGGGCCGAGGTCTACCCCGCAGCCGGCGTATTCCTGGCCGCCGAACGTCTTGGGGCAGGCCGGGGTGTAGACCTTGCCGACGCTCTGGTTGAGGGAGTCGATCAGCATCATCAGTTCGGTGGTATAGCGGTCGTCCTTGATCGTGGTCTTGCCCATGATCGCCACGCTCAGCGGTTCCTCGTCCTCGGTCGGCGTCACCCATGTGGTGGCGAAACAGTACACGCGCGCGCCGTCGAATACGCCGGAGACGATCTGGTCGCGCCCGATGCCGGCCAGCCCGGCGATGCCGTCGAGGTCCATGACCCCGGGCGCCATACCGGCCTCGCTCGCGTAGCCGGAGAACTGGTAGCCGCTGTCGGTGCGATAGGTATGTGCGCCCATGACCAGGTCGCGCGGGTGGTCGGTGAGGTAGATCGTGCTGCCCCAATTGGGCACGATGCGCAGGCAATGGATCTTGTATTGGCGGTCGGCGACGGCGGATTTCATGGATTAAGCAGCTCCATGATCTCGATCTGCGTGGTCTCGCGCACGCCGGGCGCCAGCGCGGTGACGTCGATGCGGCTGTTGAAGCGGCAGGGAATATCGAATTCGCAGCCGCCGTAGACGGTCTCGCCAGTTTGCGGATTGGTGTTGACGTTGCCGCCGCTGGTCCAGGTGGAAAACGCGCTGGAATCAATCGCCACGGTGATGTCCGTCGCGCCTATAGCCGTGATGGTGCCGCGCAGGCCATTGATCTGCGTCATGCCGGATACGCCGGAAAAGTGCACCGATTCGCCGACGACGAAGGTATGCGCGCCCACGGTGACGACGGCGCTTGCGGCCTTGCTGATGCCGGTGATCGCGCGCGTCTTGTTGGCGGCGAAGGTGACGCGGCCGGTGGTGGTCGACACGCTCCACATCAGCGCGCCCTGCTCCAGCGTGCCGATCGCCACGCGCGTGGTGCCTGCCACGGGCTTGAAGATGGTGCGCACCGGTTCACCGATCGATAGCGGCGTGCCGCCGGTGCCGTACTTGGTCTGCAGCTGGTATACCGTGCCGGCGGTGATCACTTCCAGCGTTTGGTCGGTGGCCGTGGGCGCCGCGGTGCGCGCGTTGGTGGTGTAGTCGTCAATCGCCTTGACGCGAAAGCCGGAGAACATGCCGTAGGCGCGGTGATACAGCGCCAACACCTGGTTCCACATGTCGGCCGTGAGCTGCGTGTAGGCGACGTTGAACACACGCACCGGGTACGGATGCACCAGCCGGCGATATTCGCTGCCGGCTGCGGTTTGCGTGATCTCGACGTTGTACTGGTCGGCGTAGCTCGCGCCCATGCGCACGCCGACGGGCAGGCGCTCTTCGAGAAACTCAGGCATAGCGCTGCGCTCCGCTCATGAAACCAAGCGCCTCGCGCGCGCCCTGGGCAGCTGCGCGGCGCACGTCGGGTGCGTTGCCGCCATTGACGTTGACGATGATGGTGTGGCCGCCGGAATCCTTCATCTGGCCTGGCGTGCGGATGTCGACCCGCTCGCCAGGCGTGGCGCGAAACGCCACCAGCTGGGAATCGGTTCCGCCGCCGCCGCCGACCGTGAAGGCGCCGCCCGTGGCGAAGCCAAACAGGCTGGCGATGTCTCCGAACAGGTTTTGTCCGTTTCCGACGCCGTTGTCGAACAGGCCCCCAGCCGACTTCAGCAAACCGCCCGCCACCCCGGATCCGCTTCCGCCCTGGACCAGGTCGCCAAATAGCCGCTTGGTGAGGTCGGCCGCCACGGCGTCGGCGATCATGCGCTGGATCGTCTGGCCAAAGCTCTTGAGCATGCCGCTCATCCCCTTATCGAAGGGATCGAACAGGAAATCGGAAAACGATTGCTGGATATTCTCGGCAGCCTTTTTGGCGAAGACATCGAGCTCGCCTACTTTGTCTTTGGCCAGACCGAGTCGACTTGTTGTGATCTGGATGTATTCCGATTCGGAAAGCTTGCGCAGATTTCCGTCGGCATCCTTGATCCCGTCAGTAAAGGCACGGGTGAGAAAGATCATGTCTTCCTGATCTTTCTTAAGCTTTCCAAAGTCAGAATTGGCGATCATGGCGTTTAGCCGGTCGAGTTCGCCCTGTGCCGCGTCGCGCTGCTCTTTGGAGATGTCGCCATTTAATTCATTGATCGAGTTCTGCTGATCCTTGATGAATGCGGCAACATCCTTGTTGGTCGTCTTGAATGAGCCAGAGCCGAGCGGATCGAGCATTTCACGCCCGAACTGCTTGTTCAGCGCAGCCATGGTTTCCTGGTACTGACCAGCCTTGATCTTTCCTGAACTGAAGCGCGCCTCGAGCAGGCCGAGCAGTTTTTCGTATTCAGCCGCGCGCGCGGTGTCGGTCTGGCTCAGATACGGTGCGAGCGGGTCGGATACCGACCGGGTTTTTCCGGCCTTGTCCGGGGCCGCCTGAATCGTGCCAGGTACCCCATAGCCGGCCGGCGGTTTCTTGTACTGCGCATCGGCGAGCTTCATCGCTTCGCCCAGCGATACGCTGCGCAGTTCTGCCTTCAGTTGCTTGAGGCGTGCCAGTTCCTGTTTCAGCGGCAGGATGGACGAATCCTGTCCAGTCGAGTTGCGGGTGAGGCGCTCGATGTCGGCTTCCAGATCCTTGATCTTTCCGTTGACGTTGGCGATGCTGGACGGCAGGTCGGCGCTGATCTGGCCGGTGAGTTTTTCGAAGAAGGTCGCGCTGTCGAGTTTCGATAACCGATCGAATCGATCAAACACATTATTCAGCGCAGGCACCAGGGCATTGATCATGGTCGCCGCCACGCCGGCCGCGTTGGTCTTCATCTTGGCCAGGTTGTCGTTGAACTTGTCCGCATCCGGCGCAAGCTTGGCCATCTGCTCGGCGAAGGTCTTCGACGCAGCGGCCGAATCGCGCAGACCCTGCGCCCCCCCCTGCAACAGTGGCAGCAGTTCGGCATAATTCTTGCCAAGAAGCTTCTGCAGGTTGGCGTTGGTCTTGATCGGGTCGTTGCTGTGGGCGACGGCGTCGGCGAGCTGCTCGAAGGCCTGCTGCGGATCGCGCGCGGTGATGCCGAGGTTTTTCAGCGCGGCCGCCTGCTCCTTGCTGCCGGATTCAGCCTGACCGATGGACAGGGTCAGCTTCTGGATGCCAAGTCCCAGCGCATCTAGGCTGGTGCCGCTCTGGTCGGCGGCGAGCTTGTAGCCGGCCAGCGTCTGCACGGCAACGCCGGTGCGCGCGCTGAGGTCGTTCATGGAATCGGCGGCGTCGATGCCGGATTTGGCCAAGGCAGCGAAGGCACCTACGCCGAGGCCTATACCAAGGGTTCCAAATGTCGATTTGATCCCGGCGGCCGCAGCGCTGACCCTGTTGTTCAGCTGGTCGACCCCGCGCGATGCCTTGTTGATGCCCTCTTCGAACCCCGCCATGCGGGCGGTGAAGTCGACGGCAAGCGTTGAAAATGCCATTTATTTTCTCCGGTTGGCCGCGTCGATGCGCGCCTTGAGCTTTTGCTGAAAAATCTCCAGCGCCTGGCTTGCGGTGGCGCGGAAGGCATTGCCGATGAAGTCGACGCCAGGCACAAATCGTGCCTTGCCAGCCTTGACGCGCGCGGCGAGGTTGGCTTTGCGGGTAACCCGGCCACCCTTGATGCGTCGACCGCCTACAGCATGGAAGCCACCAGCGACGAATCGGTAATAAAACGGATCGAGCGGAGACTTCGCGCCCTTGGTGACGCCAGGCGCGGCGCGCGGCTTGAGGTAGACGCCGATTTCGCCACGGCGGGTGGCGATGCGGCTGGCGGTGATGACGATGCGTGATTTGACCAGCCCCTTGATACGGTAGGGATGCGGTTTTTGCAGCTCGGGTGCATTGCGCCTGGCCTGTTCGAGCATGGGCTTGAGGCCGGCCCGCAGCGCCGAGCGCACGACGCGCTTGCGCAGGTCGGCCTTCAACTCGGCCAGCGCCTTGTTGAAGTCGTCGATCCCCACCAGAGGCATGTCAGTCCTTTTTGTTGATTACGTTGAGCGCGGCGCGCTCCATGACGCGCAGGTCTTCGAACAGCGCCGGCCAGCGCTCGCAGGCGATAGCCTTCAGGCGCAGCACCGGTTCGATTGCGCAGTAATCCAGCCCGCTCGCACCCATGCCGCCAATTCGCCACTGGGTTTGCAGGGCGATGAATACGGAGAACGATTCGGCGTTGTCAGGCCACAGCTCGAAGAGGGTTTCGTCTTCGGCGTAGTCGGCAGCGGTGAGGCCGAATCGGGCGGCCTCTTCCTCATCGAATCGCGGCGGCTGGGCGTACCAGGCGGCAGCCGCCGCTTTCAGTTTCCCAGGCGGGCGCCAGTGAGTTCGAAGACGTAGGCGTTGCGGATGGCGAGGCTGGCGCGGCCGTAGTCCTGCAGCAGCGCATCCATGGCTTCTCGGCTGAATTCGGTCTTCTCGCCTTGTTCATTGCTGACGTTGTTCCAGCCGGACACGAAATCCATGACACAGTCGATGTCCTTGCGGCCTTCGAAGGTTTCGAACAAGGATTTCAGCTCGTCGACGGTGCGGTGGACGAATTGGAGCTCAAGCGGCTGCGGATCCCTGCCAGCGACCGGGATGTCGACTGTGGCGAGAAAAGTTGGCTGCGGGTTGACCTGAAACGTTGTGGGCATGCGGATTCCTTGTTGTTTTCCATTTAAGCCGTTCAGGCTTCGACAAGCTCAGCCCGAACGGTATTTTTACGATGCGTAGCGGACGGTGTCGTTGACGATGGCAACGTCGATGTTGGCTTTCATCGGCGTGTTGGCTGCCATCTGCGGCATTTTCTGCAGCGACCAGTAGCCGGCGGAGACGATCTTGGCGCCGGACTTGAGATCAACCTTGATGGCATAGTCGTTGGCGCTGTCGTTGCTGGCGGCCAGGACGGAGGCATACCAGGCCAGCGTGGGGTCGTCGAAGAACGTAAGCTGGATGCCCTGGGCGTTGCGATAGCTGGGTAGGCGGCGCTCGCGGGTCGATGACAGCAGCTGGTAATTGATGAACTGTTGTTCTCCGCCGCTGGTGTTTGGGGTTTCGACCTGGGTGATTTCGGTCCAGGTACTGACCTCGCGCACGGTGCCTGCGTCACCTCCGCCAGCGGGGAACGTGGTGGTGCTGGAGGTATCGAGGCCTTCGATGGTCACCAGGTAAGGCCCGGTTCCTGACGCGGTCTTGACGCGGTAGACGTTGCCGTCGATCTCTTCCCAGCCGCAGTTGATCTGGAAGTAGTCGCCGGTGGCGAGCGCGGGATCGGCTGCAAACGACAACACGCATTCGCTGGCGTTGCTGGCGGTGGTGTAGGTTTTGTCGGCGCCATAGGTGGAGCCGATGTAGAACTTGGAGCCGTTGGGCAGGTAGACGGACATGGTTTTCTCCAAAAAAAAACCCGCCTGGTGGCGGGCTGGTTGGTGGAACGAGCTGTCAAGGATTCCTTGACAGATTGATCAGGCAATCAGGGTTTCGGGGGCGCCTTCTTCGGTCATGTATTCGAAGCTGAAGCTGACCGAGATGCCGACGAAGCCGGATTCGTCCGGCTCTTCGTCGATTTCGGTTCCCTGCAGCGCGCCTGCCTTGACGTTGGCTAGCACGCCTTGCAGCGCAGTCAGGGTGACGGCGGTTTCGATTTCGGCAGCGGCAGCATTGAGCGCGGCGGTGGTGTCCTCCGGCTTGGCGCGCGCGCGCTCGACGTAGAGCACTGACAGGGTAAGGGTGC